CCAATTATAAAACCTATTAAATTATTTTTCATTCTTTTCTCCTTATTAACCCTCGCAACTTAAACAATCCACATCTTCTAACTTAATTCGTGGTATCTTAATATTCACATTCTCTGCAGACCTAGTTGCATCTGATCTAAAATAATATAACGATTTCAATTTATTCATAGCATACCAATGTACATCATTAACATACTGTAAGTAATCATCATGTACTTCTTGTGACTCTGTAGCTTTAGGCATGGTAAAGAAAAGATTAACACTTTGACTTTGACAAATATATTCTTGTCGCATGTGTGCGTGTTCTACAATATATATTTGATTAATCTCAGGAGCAGTTCTAAATATTTCTTTTTCATTATCATCTAATATATCTAGATGTTGCACAGAACCATTTGCACCTGATATATCTTTCCATATCTTTTCTCTCTCTTCAACATTTAAACCTTTCTTCTTTAAAAGCTTGTCTAAATATTTATTCTTTACTTGGTAATTACCTGAGAGAGTTTTGTGCGTATACGAGTTAGCACGATATGGTTCAATACTAGGGGAAGTACCACTACATATAATACTACTACTGGCATTAGGAGCAATAGCCAACAAATGAGCGTTACGCTTATTGCTACCATGTACATCAGGAGCTTCGCCACGTTCTTCAGCAAGTCTTGTGGTAGCTTCAACAGACCTCTCTTTGATGTGCGAAAACATGACATTGTTATAACTCGTTGACTGCAAGCCATTAAACGGAAGTGCTTTGCTTTGGAGAAAAGCATGAAAGCCCATCGCTCCAAGACCCAACGACCTCTCTCTATAAGCCGAATAAGCTGCTTTAACCATTCCTTCTTTTTCTTTTCTAACATAATTTTTAAACCTCTTAAAGTTTGCGTTGTATCCACCTAATACTGAAGTGTCTACAATAGCTTCGATAAAATGTTCTAATACATTATCGAGCATAGTTATTAAATCATCTATGAATTGTTTATTCTTTTTCCATTTATCAAAGTGTTCTAAGTTGACACTAGATAAACAACACACAGCAGTTCTTTCTTCATTAGTAGGTAAAACAATTTCAGAACATAAATTACTTTGATTGATCTTTAATCCTAAATCTTTTTGTCCTTGTGGTAATTCTTCATTACACTTA